GGCACACCCATCAGCCCCGCATTTTCAATAATGGAAATTGTTTCATTCGCAATAAAGGCAATCACAACCGCATCACGGATGAAATTAGAACCCATAACCAAATCAAGGCGGCAAGCGACCAGCACCACAAGAAGGGTAACGCCCTTTCTGCAAAGCCCCTTCCACCCTGCACGGCTTTCAAGTGTTCCGTTTTCCGTCTTTTCGGAATTGTGGAACACGCCCGCCACAATAAGCCCGGTCAGGTAGTCAATTCCCATGAAGATCATCAGCGTAATAAGGGCGGCATCCCACCCGCCGAACAGGGAAGCAATTACACTTCCGATAACGCCGATTCCCGTACAAATTCCTTCTTTCATGTTTTCATCTTCCTTTCTTTGTTGGTAGTAGGCAAGCGAAAACCCGCACACAAGGCTTATATAAGCCCTATATGCGGGTTTTTAGCTTGTCTGTGATAGTTTCCTTGCCCTCGACTTATTCAGCCAGTTCAGGGCAATCAAGGTCAATCAGAACCTGCTTCACCTGTTCCTGAATTCTCGCCGGAACATCAGCAAAGGTTTTCTTGCCCTTGACAATCAGGGTTGCATAAACAACTGCCATTTCTGCCACATCCTTTCTGAACAAAATTTTTATGATAAGATTGGTAATCAATCCGTATCACCTTCAACCAAAGCCTGAACCGCTGCTTTCAGTTTTTCCGGTACATCATCAAGAGTTTTCAAGCCCTTTCTGATAAGGTCAGCATATACCTTTGCCATGATTTTTCACCCCTTCCTTACACCATCAGTTCATACACTTCACACAAAGCAATCTGTGTATCTGTGATCTGCTGCTGCAACGCTGCATTGTCCGTTGCCTGTTGCAAAATGAATTCATCCTTGCTGTACTGAATCATGGTGAATTCATAGCCCACGAATTCATTTTCTTCACCCACATTTTCAGAAATTTCCTGAATGTCGGTGTGCTGCCAAACGCTGAATTCATCAATCACAATGGGTTCAGGCTTGACGGTGCTTCTTACTCTGCCATAGTCAACCATGTTTTACGCCGCCTTTCTTTTATATTTTTTGGTTTTGACAACATCCCGATAATATCGGTCTGCATCGTCTTGAATTGGTGCAATGTACTTTTTCCGCAAGCGGTAACTATTACAATGCTTTAGCCATCCCTTATAGGAATTTACGGAACACCATTCAGAATAGTTCATCATCTGCCCGCTTGCTGTTTTCTCCCTGATTGCAACCATCTTTTTCTTGAAGTTGGTGCAACTGCTCTTGCGAAGCAAGGTATAATTCAGGAAGGTTCGATAACCGACAAAATCAACACCCCGCACATAGGAAGGGAACACTTGCCAATTCCCTTTGATAGTCAACCGTAATTCCCGCATGAAATAAACATCAATTTCCCGTTTCAGGGCATGAAGTTCTTCTTTGCTGCTGCCGAAAATCACAATATCATCCATGTAACGGAAGTAATGCTTCACCCGCTTTTCTTCCTTGATCCAGTGGTCAAAATCAGAAAGATAGAAGTTTCCGCAATATTGGGAAAGATAGTTTCCTATCGGTATTCCGGTTTCTTCATCAACATCTTCATCAAAGAACCAAAGATCACGAATATCTTCAATGTTAGCGGTGCAAATGCTATCTATGATTTCATCCAACAACCAAAGCAATTCACTATCTTTGAAAAGCCGTCTGAACTTTGCTTTCAAAATATCGTGATTTATTGAAGGGTAATAGTGCCTTACATCCAGCTTCAAGCAATATTGGCAATTCGGAACATCCTTCCACATTGCATCTTGAACATCATGCAACGCTGCGTGAATTCCTCTTTTGGGTAACGCTGAATAGGTGTTCTTTGTCATGTGCCGCATTAGATACGGTTCAATCACTTGCAGAATCGCCCATTGGCAAATACGATCCGGGAAGTAGGGTAGTTTGAAAATCTCCCGGTCTTTGCCGCTGTCATGCTTGATAAATTTTTCGTAAGGTGAAGTTTGGTAGGTGTGATTGATAAGCATTTCTTGAAGGCGTTTCAAATAGCCTTCTACATCTGCATCAACCGCTTTTACTTCCTCATACCATCCCTTTCCCTTCCGTGCGTTTTTGTGTGCTTTGCGTAGGTTATCCATAGAATAAATTTGTTCATATAGATTCCCGTATCGCTTCATTGTTGAATGTTCCTTTTGTATGCACATCAGCCGAATCTTCAACCTTTGAAAATTAACTTTCAAAGCCTACCAACACGACCAAATTTTATTTTTAACTTCCCCCTTTCGGGGGCTGTCTGTTTTGCCATGTGGCACGGTCTTTCAGGAATACAGATTTATCATTGAAACAGCCGGGGAAAATTCCCCGGCTGAATCGTGCATTTACTAACTGCCTGCTGATATTCCGATTACGATTAGAAGTAGCATTATTCAGATTCCAATAGAAAGTACCTGCATTAGCACTGTTATTCCATTTACTGCCTAATTTAGTAACCTTTTTCATGGTTTCTGTTTTAGTGCCGTCTGTTCAACCGGATTGTAAACAACAATACTCCCTGAACTACCGATTTTATTTAATTGTTCAATGTTTGTTCAACGGTGTTAAGCGGCTTCCTTTTTGGAAGGTACATACACCAACCGCCCGCCGATATACCGATCACGACCAGAAGCAGCACTACCCAGACTCCAATAGAAAGCACCCGCATAAGCACCGCTATTCCACCTACCGCCCAACTTAGCAACCCGCCAGCCGGGATTTTGATTCCAATAGTAATCACCAACGGGAAGGGTGGAATTGCCTGTGCGTTCAGCCGTAACGAACAACCAATCGAATTCTTCCGAATAGCCGAAAGCGGAAATATAACCGCTGCCATAATCGGGGTGAATTCCGGTATTTTTATAGGGGCTTGCTTTGCTATCATCAACAAAGCCATGATCCGCAACATAAAGCGTTCCAAAATCGCCCGTGGTAAAAGTAGCGGGGTTTTCCTCGTTCATGCCGTCAATCCACGCCCAAATGTTACCCCAAATGTTTTCTTCACCACGATAGGAAACAATGTTGTAACCGTTGGCATTGGTAACAGAACCGGAAGCGTTACCCAAATTCACGGTTGCCCCGGTGATCTCCGTCATGGAAGTGCTGCCATCATCTGTTTTGTTGGTAACACCGTTGCCAATCGCTTTCTGCATATCGAAAGAAGCGTATTCAATCAGCATCAAAAGCTGCGAAGCGGCGATTGTTGCAGCATACGCCTGTTCCCAACCTTTACCCCGGTTCTGTGCCAGCTTTCGGGTGTTCGCTCTTGTCAGATTTTGCTGCAAGCCGGAAGCGGGCTTTGCGTTTGCAATACTGCAAAGCACATCAGCGGCGAAATCTGCCACCTGTGCATCGTCCAAAATATAGGCGTTTGCGGAAGTGTCGAACAACGAACCTTCAAAGGCTGCAAGGTAAATATACGGGTTCACATTGCCATTTTCCACAAAGGCGGGGTGAACCTTAAAGCCGGGTTTCAGGGTGTCCGAAACATAATAGCGGGCTTTCCTGATCTTCATGCCCTTTGCACCCTTTTCAAGCACCATAGGAACAACCTTGTAATAAAATTTAGGCTGTTCAACCATCACCTGAACCTTTGTTCCGGCTGCGTTCTTTCCGGTTGTGGTGTAATTGGCATCCCCGTAATAGGCGGTTACTGTTCCATCATCCGCAACATTGCAGCGTTTACGCCCGCCAAAGGCATTGATTGAATCAAACCCTTCCCCCGGTGTACGGTTTACCGCCCCGGAAAGGCGGGTAAATTTCTTGTTTGCAAAGTCCACTTCCACGCCGTAAATATCATCAGCGGAATAGCCGATAAAGGCTTCAAGGTCTGCAATCTGCTTCTGCAACTCCTGAATATCCCCGATTGTAGCAACCGCCGCCTGATCTACTTCAAGGGAAACATTTTCAGCGTTTCCAATCGTAGTTACAAGCTGTACATACGCCCCCGAAACGGTAATACCGTTATAGGCGGGCATATAGCAATTCCCGGAAGTTTCCCTTGTTACGGCATAGAGGATTTCCCCCGCATCAGGATCAACCGCATATAAGCCCAAAGCCTTCATGTAATACCCCGCTGTCAGTTCGGTATTGGTAAAGGCGGCTTCAACCTTGATTGCAACCTCATTTGTGCGGGTAACTTTGGAAATCAGGCTTGTTTGCTTCACATTGGTAAGGGAAGTAAGCCCTTCAAGCTGTGCATCCGTGTATGCGGTGCTGGAAGCTGAAATTTTGGTGAACTCAATGTTACCGCTTCCCGCAATCATTTTTGCAAGCAACGCTTGCCCTTTGTTGGTAATAACCA